GTGCTGGCATTTCAATACCTGCAAAGATCTTTGTAAGATCATCAGTAACACTTTTGACCATTTCTTCTTGAGCATCTGGTGCAGGTTGTAGCACGGAGTCAGCCATAACTGGATCAATACTTGCCGCTGCAATATCAAGAAGTCCATCTACATTCATTCGGTTATTTATATTAAGTTGTTGTAAAGCAACAAATCCTTGTATTTTCTTTTCTACTGTTTCTGGATCAGTGTCAAGCACATCAAAGTTAATCATTATATCAAAGTTTTCATTAGGATTACCTTTGTTAATAACTTGTGGATCAGGGATTCCAGTAACTTGGAAGAAAACTTGATCTGGTCCGAATCTTTGGAAGCACTTATAGGACATACGTATAACTTCTGCTACATGACCTAAAAACTTGTCGACCATGAACTGCTGTCTTGATTGAGACATAGGATCTTGAGGATCAAGTCCTATCATTCTATCAGCTTGATTAAGCAGTGTTTGCTCCATTTCTAGAGAACCCTGATTAAATGCTGGTGTAGGTGCAAAGTCCAAATCTCCTTTGCGGCGATAAGGAATCATTCTACCTGGTCCCCAATCATTTGGAGCTTGCCCTACTGGGTGCAATATAGGAGGTAATGTCGCTAGACTATTGCGGTCAATCCGTGAATCACGTTCTACTTTTACTTGGTTTTGTAGTCCACGCAAAAGACTTGGAACTGTTGAAACATCGTACAAACGCTTTGTATCCTCAGAAAAACGTGTGACTACTACTGGATAGTCTTCGTACCCATTGAGTAACTCAAACTTAGCAAAAGCTGGTGTTCCTGTTGCTATATCTCCGTCGAAGTTCTTGTGAAAGACTGTGCAGTAAATACCTTCTGATCCATCTTCTTCATTGATAAGTCTTTGATAACCATAAATTATTTCGATTAGTTCATCGGCCTCGTAAGCAGTATCTGTAAGGCTCATGCTACGACGGCCTTCTTCATAACGCTCTAGGCTGTCAATGTTTACACCTCTGTATCTTTCGATCATTGTATCTACAAAGTCCTCATCCCAACCGTCAGTAGTAACCTTGAGTTCTAGTTCTTGTGGGGTGTAGTAAGTTTTCCAAAAACAATAAGGTGCGCGTTGTGGATCCGTGACATAGGGAGGAAACAAGAAGTCACCATCAGGTGCTAGTGTCTTTACTTCTGGACAATTAATTTGACGACGTACGACCGGCAGTTTAGCTATTCCATTTTTTCTTAGATTTTTGAGTGCGTTCTTCGCTCGTTTTTTCGTAACGCCGTCAAAAACTTGTTGGAGTAATACAATTAATGTATCATCATTGTCTCCTTCTTCTATAAGCTGTAGCATCTCTGGAGATATTTGTGCAATTTGCTGAAGCTCTATCTCTTGCTCAAAGGATCGATCCTCCATGTGCCAACCTACATAAGTAACTAGCAGTCCACGCTCTAACAAATAATTAGCACCTAGTTCCATCTCACGATAAAAGCGAGGGATGTATCCAGAACGAATCATCCACTTTAGGAAGCCTGATACTATTTTACTTCTAGCTATATCACCGCTTTCTACTGGGAACGCCCTTACATTAGCACGTTTGAGGGCAGATATAAAGAGAGAGGTAAGTTTTGTAATCCTCTCGTCTATAAGGTGGCACTCACTGTCACTTGCACCTTCCCAAGGAAAGGCATCGGATCCGTGCTTTCGATGATCACGGCTCTTGCCCGGCCACCAGTTCCTACGGTCATCGTAGCTAGTTCGGCATAGATCAAAGTATGATTCTAGTTCTGTAATGGTCTGCTCATAAGCATACCTTAAAGTTTTAACGTCAGGCTCATCAGTTACATACGTAAGAGCCTCTGAAATATTTTTATTCTCCATTGAGTCGTTGTTTTATTATTTGAAGCATATTGCTTAGAAGAGTCCTCGAACTGCCTATCTTATCACATAACTCCATATTAGTCATAGGCAACTTGGACTCGTGCTTTACGTGACGTTTAAAAGTCTCCCACATTATAAGTCGATCCTTATTTTGTTGATTCCATTTGTAATCAGTCGTAATATGTTCGTCCTCAAGCTGTCCTGTCTTGGGGTTTCTGTCATAAAAGATTTTAGTTCTGTTAGCCTTTGACATAACGGTAACTGACTCCTGACTCTGATTCAATAGCCTCGAAGCAAATAATCTTACCTACGAATCGTCCTCGTAGTCTATTTGGTATTAGAACAGGTACCTTCTTGCCTATTTCTACAAAGTGAACCATATTGAATCTCGGATTCGGACACACAGACAGAACCTTGCCCTTGTAGTGCTTGGGTATTATTTCGTTTATAAATAAACCATCAGCTAGTATGTCCTGACCCTCTACACTCAGCCATGTGTTCTTTCCGGTACCTGTGACGTATTCACTAGGTAGTTTTTCTTTTACTATCTTTAGTGCGTTATCGAAGTCCTCATCATGGTACTTCACGAACTCTGTTAGCTTTACTTTCATTAATAACCTCCTTGTTGTCTTCTAGTTATCCCCATATCGGAGGATGCAAAATAATCAGGACCCATTCCACCGTTGGACATACGTAGATAACGTATTAGATCAAAGAAGTCCTTGAGTGCTTCGTCGGCTTTGCCGGCTGCGTTATAGTTAATCATGCTTTCTATGAGATTGCCGCAATCCTCGTGAACATAGCACCGAGGTCTGTTAGCTGCATCAATATCGTAATTAGGATTATAGAAGAACCAATCGTCCAGGCTTGTATTACCTATGCCCTCCTGTTGTCCGTCCGAAGGTGTAAAGTTCATACCAAAGTCATAGAAGGCTGTGAATAGATCCACATTGTTTTCGTTTTCTTTAGCAAAGAACCTAGAATCACCTATACGTTCCGTGACTTCGATACCTAACTCGTCCTCAATCTCCTTAAACAACTCGCAGTACTTCTCTACATCGTAACCTAGTTTCTCAGAAGCTGGACCTTTACGCCATTTTGGGTCACCAAATAATGCCCACTCTCCGTAGGTATCTCTGTCTGGCCACTCCCTACGTATAAATATCTCTTCATCCTCTGATACTCCTGCCCAAATAGCTACGTAGTTCCTAGCAAAAGCTGGGTCAACTACATGATACCAAGTTAGTAAGTCCTTGTCAGGGAAGGATATACCGTGTTTGTTAGGAGTATCATTTAGCACATTTACCTCTGGGCTAAAGTTTGGTAGCAGTGAAGTCATTGACTTAGTAGGTAATCCATAGGCACGGACCATGATTGTGTCACGGCTTGCGTTCTTTAGATCTTTAGCTATACGATCATAGCCACCAAATGGGTTCTCGTCCGAGTGCAGGTACACAACACCAGCGTCACGCTCAGGACTGTACTGCTTTACTGGTACTTGTTCTCCAGCCAAAAGAACAGCTGATTTAGTCTCTAGTGTCTCAGAACCCTTGAGATATTCAGCAACAAAGGGTGTGTACCCATCAATAGGAGTAAACCCTAGAAGCATCTTACTATCTCTAGTAGCTAGACGAAAGCGTAGGGTGTTGACTAATGCTGCATCCCCTAGGTACTCATCAAGCCACGCCCCTATATTTGTCCCTGTAGGATTACGGAAACCGAACTCGAAACCTTCTAGGATAGTCTGGTTATTACTGAACTGAGTATAGGTCTTGAAGTCCACCCTAGTCCTCGTATCTGGAAAGATAAAGGAACTGCCGGTAAAGCCATTCTGCATACTGAAGTTAATGTACCCATCAATGCTCTTTGTCTTCCTACGGAACTCTCTAGGCATCATCTCCCATACGGCAGCCTGTTGAACCTTGATTGATGTATCTGCATTCTGGCTAAAACAGACTACATGACCATCCATATTCTCAGTCACGGCCTCCATAACCATCTTGGCACATCCAGTTGTCTTTCCACTTCTGTTACCTCCGAAGGTAATTACTTCATCGTAATCCTTGAGGGCATCTCGCATTCTGCTCCATCCTGGTAACTCGAATCCGTGACGAAGTGGATCTTCTTCAGCAGAACGTATTCTACCCTCGTGAGCCTCGTGCAAAGATGCCAGTAACTTGGGATCCATCTCCCCAAGAGTTACTATCTCATCATCAGTAGGAACTTCTAGTATAGGATGCTTTGTAAATGTAAGTTCCATGTAGAAAAATTACTCATCTTCGTAAATTATTTCTGTATTCTCATCACAGAACTCAAGGGCAGCCTCCTTGATTAGCATACGTCCTACAGAGAAACTTGTACACCTTGATTGCACTTCTCCTTCTTCATCAAGG